CAGAAATAGTTGCTGTTGTTGAAAAATTAACGCTCGCCCCGTTCCCTGCATCCACATAATCATTCACCCCATCAAAACTCAACCCCTTGCCCAGCTTGCCAGTTGCCCACTGCACCCCGCCAGTCAAAGTGCCAGTATTTCCGTTGCCAGAGCTATCAAAACTTGAGCTGGCCGTCCCCTCATCCATCTTCCACCACCCCACAGGATTATTGCTTGTCGTAGTCGCATTCTCCTGATTAACCATTTTAATCTTGGGCTGGGTTGTCCACGCCAACACATTAGATAAAGTTAAATTATTCACTTTGCCATACAAAGTAGTGCCACTCCCCTCGTCCAAACGCCAGTAGTCCGTAAGCGTGCCAGCATTAGCCGTATAATCAAACGGATGCTGGGCCTGATACAACACTTGGCTATCACTCCAGTGGTCGCCTGCGGCGTAATACAGCTTCACATCACGAATTTGTCCGTCAAATTTACTTGCTAAATCCGAATAAGCCCCTAATGTTAAAACTTGATTGTTTGTTAAATCTCCAACTGATGTTATAGTTCCCATTCTTGTATTTGTGTTGTCAGCACCATCTAAAAAAACTTTACAATTCGCCGCCGTGTCTCTGTCAATAATCGCAGAAACATAATGCCATTTATTATCAGCAATATTTGAACTTCCTCTTAGCGAATAAGCATTGGCACTGGCATCAGTAAGAGCAAAATAAATATTTCCTGCGGAAGTCACAAAACGCCATCTTATAGTTGCACCAGTATTACTTTTTGCTAATATCGCATTAACACTCCCCGCATCCACATCCACCTTCACCCACGCACTCACACTAATATCCTGCGTAGTAATATCGTGCACCCCATTATTCCCCGCCTGCCCATAATAAAGCCCATCCAAATCCAAATCGTGCCCCAGAATCGGATTGATTTTTAATCCCCCACCCGGCGTAGCCGAATAAATAGCCAAAGCCCCTATGCCAAAAATAGCAATGACTAATAAGAGAAAGAGAAATTGTTTTAAGAGTTTTAGCATATCTAATAATTACACATTGAACTATCCGAAGAAGTGCCGCTAGCCGTAGAAGTAGAATTGGGCAGATAATACCACCAAGTATAACTTTGGCCGTTCCAATCACAATGCACGGATGGATTCGTGCCATTGAAAGACGAACCCATAATCATAGTGGTGGAGGCAGTAGAAGTGCTATTGACGATAGTTAGAGTGCCCAAGGCGGTAGATGTGGCTATGGACATTTTAAGTTTTTGAGCCAACCCGCTTACTCCATTACTTTCAGCGTAAAACTTAGCGATTATGTTTCCATCCAAGGCTATGCTCGCTGATTCTTCCGTTCCAGTAGCCACTAGATTAGAAATGGCCATATCAAAGAAGTTGAAAGCCCCACTATCAGGGTCTGCATTTATCGTTCCTATTTCAAAATCTTTTCCCGCCACCATCTTTTCAGCACCATTAGAAGTATCAAAAGTTAAATAGCTATTAGTCGCCTCTTTAATCTCCATTGAGGTAGAGGAGTTATCGGGTATTTGAGCTAAGAAATAGCCGTCTGTCCCAAGAGTAAGAGCGGGGTTTCCGCTAGTCGTTGAAGTCGCTATTTTAATCTTATCACTGTCGCTATCGTCAAGGTAAATATATTGTCTCACGGCTGGATTAGCTCCAGTGCGAAAAGCGATAGCCGGGTCAACAGCGGTAGATGATGTGGCCGAGGTGATGGTTAGGGTAGCTTCTGTGCCACTCCAGAGAGAGAGAATAGAAGCTGGAGTAGAAGTACCAACGCCTAGCATATAAGCGGTTGAGCTAGGGGTTAGGTTGTTGCCTAATAATCCCCAGTAGTTGTAGCCTTGAGTACCACCGCCTGATGGAGTAGCACAAGTTAAAGTGTCCCCTATAGCGGTAACATAATCACCAGCCGAACAACCTGCTGGGTAGTCGTTATGTTGCGTCCAAGTGCTATCTGAACCAACGGAAGTAAGATAACCAGCTAGAGAATGGTTACCCCAGTTAAAAGCAGTGTTCCATTGGGTGGTTGAGGCTGACTGTGGGATATTAGTACCATTAGTCGTGCTAGCATTAAAGGTTATCGTTCCACCACTAGAAGTTCCAATGCTTAGATTTATATTACCAAAGGTAGAGGTGGCAAAGACAAAACTGGTTGTGGCCACACCATTGATTGATGTGGTGGTAAAAGAACCGGTGCTTGTGCCTGTTCCAGTAATGCCTGTAAGATTAGAACCATTTCCATAATAGACAGTGCTAGAAGTGCCAAAGCTCCACCCGCTATCTTTTGGCACCACCCTGTCTCCTACTAGCTTGGTCGTTGGTAAAGTAGGTATGCTCTGTCCGAAAGAATTAAAAATAATGCCACCAAAAACAAGTCCGATGGCAATAATGCTGGCTAAAATAAATTGTGAGTTATTTTTCATTTTTGAAAGTATTTTTTAAAGTTAATTGGTTCCGCAGTCGGTTTTTCTTCTTGTTGCTTTTCCGTTACTAGCTTAAAAATAATATCTTGTTTGAAGTCTTTATTAAGTAAATCCTCTACCGCTTTCATTAGTCCGGACAATTTATCTTCCACATCGCTTAAATCAGTATCTTTTAGTTTGCTTACCTCGGTTTTTAGGCTATTGATAACGGAAATAACAGGTGATAAATCAGTTTTTTCTGGCTTGGGAATATCGGGAAATTTTGGAAACTCGGGTATTTCAAATAGTTCAACGATTCTTTTAACTCCGTCAATGGCTTTTAAGACTGGTTTCAAGTCGGTTTCTTTTTGTTTAGGGATTTCCGTTTTAGGCAATTTCCCCAATTCCTCTTGCACCACTTTTCTAATTCTTTCATAGCTAACATCCGCTCCGCCCCCTCCGCCTATTCCAAATTTATACCTCGTTTGAACCAAAAAGGCTTGCTCTACCCGTCCATAAAGTCCGCTTTCGGTAGTGTAGCCAGCGTCCGTGAATACTTTGGTAGTGATGGTGATATATCTCCCGTTTCCAGTCGGGTCGTGCGGAGCTTCCACTGTTCCCCTAAAACGCTGGTCAGTCTTGTCGGTTAAATCAACAGTATCTAAAAGTTCATCGGTCTTTGCGTCCCGGACATAAGCCCTGACATAGTAAGTATTAGTATCGGCAGGGTCTTCAATTTGCCTCGTTATTGGGATTGATTCTTTAGGTTCGATTTGAAACATATTTTAATCTTGTTTTCCGCATTTATTGCAAAAGCACTTTTTATCTTGATTATAGCAATTGGTGAATTGTCCTCCGCACGGGCAAGCGTTAAATAACCATAACCAAATTAATTTTATCCAGTTCATAGTCCGCAGTATTGGCGGGTAGTTGTCGTCATACCAGCGTTGCTTATCTTGAAATAGACATAAGCGTTATCGTCTTTGCTCCAGGCGGAAAGACAGCCAGCTTGTCCTGCTTGGCCTAAGGTAATTGTAGATGTAGCGTTAGCCGTTGTATCTATAAATTGAGCAGTGCTTGTGGGGGTTGAAGTCCCAAAACCTGTCTTGCCATTCGCTTTTACAACCAACATATACTGCATTGCTAATAAAGAAGTTGTGTTCCTTAAAGTCAAAAGATTACCAGTTGTGCCACTTGAAGCACCTACTGAAGTTGTTAGATATATACCTTGAGCGGCCGTACCTGTAGCAGTTAAATCAATTGATAAGGCAGCGGCGTTGGCGTCAGCTCCAGTGCTTGTTCCAGTATGGGTTATTTTGAGTGTTCCGTGAGTTAATTCTTGGCCAGTTAAACCCATAGCGGAAAAGTTAGGGTTAGAGCTAATAACATTTAGACCAGCCGAGCTTGAATCTGTTCCCGTGTAATTAAAAACTCCCGCGTGGCTATTGCCAGAAGCTGAAGCAGAAATACCCGCCCCGCCGGTAGAATTTACCGACAATCCGACACCAGTTCCGTCATTAGAAATAGCCTCACAGTTTTGGTCATAAGCAGAGTTATCACACCTAACGTTCAATAGAACACCATCCGCAGTGCTTCCAGTATTAGAATATAAAACCGCACCAGCTCCTGTATTGTTGGTATTGGTTAAATTAAACATACCGCCAGTTGAGTTAGACGCTGGGTAAGTAGAACCAGACGGGGCGGTTAGTTGTAACTTAGCTGTGCCTACTGTCGTGCCAATCTGCACTGCTCCCGCAAAGGTAGAAGTGGCGGTAGTTGAAGTAGATATTAAAGTATTAAACACTCCATTCGTTATTCCAGTAACCACATCAATCGGGTTATAAATCCTCGCTGTGATAGCCGAACCTACCACCAAGACCCCCGCTAAAATTGAAATGAGTAAGATTTTTTTATTCATAGATTTTTAATACTCGCTTACTGCGATTGTGCTGGTTGAAGAGGTGGCGATACAGCCAATAACCCCAGACCAGATAGTTCCAGTATCGGGGTTAGGTATTATCTCCAGCGTTCCTCCGTTAGCGTTAAGGCAAACACCCTTGCCCCAGACAGCCCCTGTGCTTGTGCCATAAGAGCAACACACATTATTGCTACCGGTGTTAACAAGACTGGCATATTCTCTAGCTGGATTAGCAGATAATACTGAAGTGCTGGTTATAGCTACACTAATCGAAGTGTTAGTAGCCCCGCTCCATTTAATCGCTCCAAAATTATTATTGACCTTTGGGAAAAAAACCGCGCCTAAACCCAGACCTAGGGCTAGGGCCAAAACTACTGCTATGACAATGCTTTTTTTATTCATATTTTTAATTGATTAAAACCTTTCCCTGCCTCTCATAAAAGAAGCAGAGGTAAGCCTTAATGTTTGACGGCGCAAATCTCGTAGCGTTGGGCTGGTAGGTTCACATTGGTTGTACTGGAATTGCAAATGGTGATTCTAGCAATATCAGTAGATGATGAATAGGCTCTTAATATCATTCCGTAATTTAGAGATTCAATCCCGCTTGTAGTAGCCACTGGGCTAATGCTGAAATTCCATCCGCCATTTAAGGAATAAGTCAAACCTGTCATTGAAGTAGTGCCAGATTGACAATTAGACCCAGCGAAAGCCGCCCAATCAGTCGTGGTAGCAGTGCAGATAATTTCTGTAATATCCGTACCATCACCAACCGATAAAGAGGTAGAGAAATCACCGGTCGTGGGAGAAATTCCTCCCGTTCCCGAGATTATCTCCGTGCCGTCCACCGAAATACCATCAGGGAAATCTCTTTGTCCGACATTGACTATCCCGCCCATTATAGCGGACGATTGCTTAACTAACCCAGAAGCAGTGGAATAGGCAACCAGCGCGCTTAATACCAAGACAGCTACACCTACTAAGGCAAAGATTGTTGAATTACCTTTGTTCATTTTATTAGAGAGATAATATCCTGCTGGGCCTATCAAGATAAACCCAGCAGGTTAGTTATCTTGTAAGTTTAGCTGTCTGTTCGCACTAAAATCTTAACTAACTCGTCAAGACCCACATAGTAAGTCTTAACACCAGCTAAGAGCAAGGGCATTACATTAGTGCCTCTCTTGCCAGCAGACACAGTGGAAGCCATTTGCACATCAATCACGCCAGTTTGACTGGACTTGTTCTGAACAGCCACATCGATCGCTTTGCGATGTCCGAATTGCAACACTTGATTTTGATACTTAGCATCCCAAGTATCAGCGGCTACAGAACCAGAAACAGTAATACTGGTAGCTCCCTTAATCCGAACCTCAAAGTAAGTGGTGCCGTCATAGGCCACCCAATTCTGCACAGTTCGTTTGTTGGCGGTAGATAGAGAATAATAATTGGTATCATCTCCAACTCCACCAGCGTTGATTAAAGCCACTAAGTTATCAATCGTTACAGCCATGCTGGTTGTTTGCAGAATACTTCCAGCGGCGGTTCCCATAACCGACTGAAAGGTAAAAGTGATACCCTCAATCGTAATGGTATCTTCATCGGTTGGGTTATCGGCTGGAGTCCATCGAGCCGCTACAGTGTGATTAGCGCTTAAGAATAAGTCAAAACCAGCATAACGCCCGATATTGCCATATTCCCCAGTCTTATCGCCCAAGTTACTCTCCTTGCCTTGAATAAACTGCCATAGCTTATTCTTGAATAACGGAGAAATAACAGCGTATCTATTCTCTTGGGGGATATTTAGAGCGTCTAACTGCTCGTTAGCTTCGCCAAAAATCTGATAGACATTTGATACCGATAAGGCAATGCCTTCGGCGGCCGTTCCGCCTAAATCAGAGCTATCAAGGTCAGAAGTGGCGTTATAGGCTTCGTATAGCACTTTAGCGTCTAACTTAGCCGCTAAACGCTCGCCCGCTTCCTCAGACCAAAGACGGACAGTATTGTATTTGTTTTGAATCTTATCAATATCGTCCACATACATCAGCATTGAGTATTGCTGGTCAATGGTCAAGAGGTCTTGCGTATAGGTTAAGTCCTGCGCGGTTAACGCAGTACCTTTGGTGTAGTTTTCTGCAACTACATCGGAGCGGTATGGTCGATCTATAATGCGACCATCATCCGCTACTTTCGATTCTTCTCCGAAATTGCAGATACTTTTGAAAAGTTGAGTTTTATAAAACTTCTTTCCGGCGGCATCTGACCAATAAGTCGGAGAAGCGGCTGTTAATGAGTTTGCCATTTAAGTTCACAAACGAGACTGAGACTGTTTGTAAGTATTTACTTTTTCTCGCTGTTCAGAGGACATCTTGCGATATTCTTCATCAGTAACATTTTCATAATCAATGTTATCTGAATCTCTGCCAACTCCTCTTGTACCTTCTTCCGCTGTCTTTTTAGAAAGCGGGCTTATTTCCTTAGCCATTTCTGACTTCTTAAGAGTAAAAATTTCTTGCGGAGTTAAGGAAATATAGCGTTCGTCAAAGTAATACTCTTTGAGTTTTTTCTCAATAGCCCCTAAATCAGCTTCGGTGGCGTGCGGATATTCTTTTTTGATGGCCGGAATAATCTCGCCATTGAAAGAGGAGTGATACTCCAAATCCTCTTTTTCCAGCTGTTTTTCTTTCTCCAGCCGGTCAATACGGTTTAATTTATCCGTTATATCAGACGGAAGCTCGCTTTTAGGCAAGGATTTAGCGCTAATAGCTACCAATTTCTTGGTGTAGTCTTTTAGCGTCATCTCGCCTTTCTCGTATCCATCTGCCAATTCTTCCATCTCCTTTTCAATATCCGTAGCCTCAACTGAAGCCGACTTTGTCCCTGTTTGTTTTAAGTTGTTAATTTCGCTTTCAAGTTGACCTATTTTATTGAGGAGACCACTTTCCTTTTCCTTTTGAGACTTTTCTTCCCGTCTTTTTTCCATTTCGTACTGCCAAGGGGCTTTACGAGATTGGCGGTCGGGATTTTCAGGCTCTTTGGATTCGGGTTCTTTTTCAGCCTCAGGAGTTTTTTCCTTTGGCTCAGGCTCTGGCGCTTTAGTCTCCTCTGGCTTAGGCTCTGGTTCTTTGGACTGATCGCCCTCAAAATCAAATCCTTTTGCTCTTAAATCGTCCATTGCCTGTTTTGTTTCAGCGTTTATTTCGGACTGCTGATTGTCCTGATTGTCATTAGACATAGGTTTTTAATGGGTTAAACTCTAACCTCTAAAGGTTTTTAAGGGAAAACTCTAACCCGGTTAATTGTTAATAAGCTCTTATGGCTTCTTCCGCTCCCCAAGCCCCTGGTTGCTTGTTCCATCTTTTCTGTTCGGGGTCTTTCATATTCAATTTATTGGCTAAAACTACCGCTTCTCTCATTGGCAAAACTCCGCTTATCCACTGTCGTCTTTTATTCACTATTCGCCATCTGTCGGGCCCTTTTAATTGCAAGGGCATAAACCCAGCGTGAATAACAGCAAAGTTTTTACGCTTCTCATCGTCGGCCTCCATATCCTCTACTTGTTCAGCGGTAGGGGTACTGGAAACTCCTTCAATCTTGGCCCCATCTGGTACTTTTAAGCCCTCAATTTCTTTTGGGGGTTCAATCGCAATTGGAGTAGGCACTTCGAATGTTTCCTCAACTTTTTTACTTTTCTTTGGTCTTGGCATAATTTTTCTTTACTTCTCCTATTTCCATTTTGCCGTTAGCAAAATAAATTAGGAATTAGTTTTTACAAATTCTTCTTCCTCGTTAATAATTTTGTCCAAAGACTGCATTTCAGCCTCTGGGTCTTTGAAAAATCCGATAAACCATTGATACAGTCTTTTGCGGTCAATAATCCTATCGCGTTGTTTATCGCTTAATTCATCTGATGAAGCGGTTTTTAATACCTCGTCCATTCCATCTAAATCACCAGTCAACTTTTCTAAAATAATCTTAATTCCTTCGTGTCCCTTAAGGCTGTCCACCAGCATTGCCTGCTGGACTTGGCGCTCCCATTGCAAGAGCTTGTCCTTGTCCTCCGGATAAAGCGGATCCTGAAATCGTTGGACTAACGCCTGAATTCTCTCCAATCGGTGCTGGTTGTTGTATTGTTCTGGCATAGTTTAATAATTGAGCGTTCATTAACTCGTTCTGTTCAACTATTGTTAAGTGTTGATAAGCGAAATCCACTAAAGAGGCAAAGGTAGCGTCATCAAGGCTGTCGCTTTCGTCAATGGCGTAATTCGCTATCTTTCTAACATAGGCGATATTGGCCCCTCGGTTTAGTTTTGGTTTTTTACCATCAAGAATTTCCTCAATGGCCTTGGCGGCTTCTGACATTAAATCTTCGTTTATTTCCTCTTTGTTCATAGCGGATTTAATATCGTCTTCCTCGTATTCTCCATTACGCAAAATCTGTTCAGCCAGCCATTTATCACCAATTTGCAACCTTAAGGCAGGGTCTTTCTGCAACATAGAAATAGCAATCTCTCTCTTTTCTTGTTTTTTCTGGTCAATCTGGGCTTCAGCGTTCTGGCTGGAAACTTCAACATCTAAATCAGCCTCTACATCATCTCTGGTAATTTCCTCCTCTTGCGCCCCCCTCAATCCGATAAACTTAACCATAAATCCACGCGGTGGCATATGGTCTCTAAGATTATGCTTATACCTAATCGCAATCTGCTGGTGGGCTTGCGTGTAAAACTTATTTTCCATTCCGAACCTGTCCGCTACCTGTTGCTGGTTTCCCTCGTAAATCGCTACTCTTTCGTCTTTGGAGTTACCTTGAGCCCCTGGGGTTACTCCCGATTTAGTCCCCATAAAGTTATCCAGCCATTGGATTAAGTTAATGGTAATCGTGGAAGTATCGGGAGTCTGCATTTTCTCATAAGCAGACGCCATTGATTCACCGTCCTTCAATTTGACAGAAATAATTCCATTGGGGCGATATTCTAACTGGCTCGGGTCTATAATCTTTCTAGCGTCGTAAAGTATCTGGTCAAAATTGCGTTTCTGAATGTTATCAAGATTTTGGTTAAGCAAAATTTGCATTGCTTCCGCTACCGGTCTCACTCCGTCCACTGGGGCCCTACAAAGAAAACTAACTGGGTTTCTTTCAGTGTGCCAAACGACATAAGGTGAAAGACCGCTAGAAAACATTTCTTTCAAAGGAACGCACTTAACAGCCAATGCCGACTTTTTATCAAAAAGTAAATAATAATTTTCTCCTTCAAATCGAGTGATCAATTCAGTTAGATTATAAACTCCATCTCCTAAATAGCCATAATACTGCGGGTTTAATCCCATTGCTATCATTCGGTTAGCCTTATTCTCCGCTTGGTCTTGCCAATCTTTTTTCTCTTTATCGTTAACTCCGCTAATAAGGCTAGAAACCTGTTCAGAATTGTAATCACTTTCTTTTACTCCTTGCTCTAGATCATACTTAGTCTTAAAAACATTAAGCTTGCCCTTAAAAGCGTGGGTTTCTAAATCCCTGCCTCCCATTGGTTCAAAGATTAAATCGTAATAATCAATCGCTTTTAGTGTTTGTTTATACTCTGGTTTGCTTTGCGGGATTAACTCCAAGGCCCCAAAACCGCTAAATATAGCTAATTTTTTAGCATCAAGGTCAGCCGAATTAAAATCTCCTCGTTCTGGGCCGGAGTCTTTCTCCCAACAAGCCGATACTTTTTTGGCTGATTTTAAGGTGCTTTCCCTGCCTTTCTTGAATTTAACCATTACCGTATCGTCAATCTTGCTCATTAGGGTTTCAACAAATCCCTCTAAGATAGGCACGGGTATATTAAACCTGCCTTTAAGCGCGGGCCGTGTCTTGCCAAAATAGACATTCTCGCTTTTCTTAATCTGGTCTAGCCTGGCTTGCCGATAAGATAAACAAGCGTCAACTTGTTTTTGAGCCTGCGTAACTATTTTTTGAATATCCCATTTAGGCATAAAAAAAAGGCAGATAAGCAAAACAGCCGATTGTAATCAGCCACTTTGCTCATCTGCCGTGAATAGAGGACATAGTTCAGTCCTGTTCGTGGTTAAGATGAGAAAAGGTCGATAAAAATACTACCTAATTTTAACTGTATTCTATTTTTTTATTTTGTCAATAGCCGTTTTTTTCCACAGCTTCTCTTTATCTTTTTCAATTTCTCTTAATATCCCATTGCCGTCAAAATGCAGGATTACGCTTGTCCCTTTAATTGCCAAGGCTCCACTGGATAATAAAGCCATTATCTTTTCTTGATAAGTTATACACAACTTAATAAATTTTTCATCGTTAAAATTCATTTTAGGGTCATTAGATAATCTAATTCGTACTGCATATACTTCAATTTCAATTCCTCGCAAGCGTCTTGGCATTTCTGTTCGGTTATTTCCTCTGTCTCTTTAGCGTTTAACCCTTGTCTTACTAAAATACCGCAATAATATTCTGCTTCAGCTTCATACCCCGCCCTAATATCCAAAATTTCTTTTTCCTGCCAGCTAGGCAAAGGCGCGAATTGATAATAAATATCCTCAATCTGTTTTTGTAAGGCTTCAACTTTTTCTTTAATTGTTTGCTGTGGTTTTTTCTTTTTCATTTACCAAGTCCCCAAATCAGGAATAGTATTAGGGCGATAAGGTTCTCCACCCTCGTATTCTGATTGAGGTTGATAACTCGGTTGCTTAAACGCATTTTTCTTTTGGTATTCTTCAATAATTTGATTTTGATAGGCTTCCGCGTCCAAAACATCATCATTAACGCCCTTGGGGAAACGGGCTTGCTCTTCCTCTAAATCGGCACACATTCCCTCTATGTGATAAACACTACCCGAACTATAACGAGGGATTAAACCTCGTATCCTAATCACCTTTTGAGTTTGTTGATGTTTCAATTCCACCACTTCAAAAAACTCATTTCGTTTTCGCATTTCTTGGTCTAGGAATGGTTTGATTGCGTCCTTATATGCCCCCTGCTCTATCCCGAACCGTTCTGGCTTAACTTCGCTGTTGAGCTTAAACATAAATCGGATAAGCTCCATTGAGTTGAGTTTTAGCTTATAAGACGCAACATTCCACTTATTCTCTTGGTCAATGTAGTTTATTACCACCCCGATAAAATCTGATTTATCCCTTAAGGCCGACGCTGGGTCTATGGTTACAAACCTTCTGGTGTCAAGTTTCAAAACTTCCTCAAGGCTTCGGTATTTAATCCATTCTTGCTTAAACTCCCGCGCTCCCTCATCAACTGGATTTTGTTGATAAAGTGAGCTCCATTCATAAGGACCCAAAGCATTTTTTCTATTCTGTAAAATATCCAAGGAGAATTTCTCGGGCCAAAGAGGTTCGCCTTTTCTGCGATACTCCTCGTCTTGTTCAGCTATGGCTGGTAGTTTAATTACTTTCCATTCCTTAGCGTCATCGCTGTTCAAAATTCTGCCAACAATATCATCATCGTGCCAACGGGTCATTATGATGATGATAGCTCCGTTCCCCTCCTCTCTAGTGAGAAAAGTAGAGCGATACCATTTCCATTTGCTTTCTCTCACAATCTGACTGTCGGCTTCCTCTCGGTTCTTAAACGGATCATCCACAATGCCAATCTTAAATCCTTTTCCTGTTATTGGCCCTCCCACGCCAACAGCTGTGTAACCTCCACCCGATTCAGTCAACCATTTAGCTTTCGCTTGGCTGTCCTCTCTTAGTCTGGTTTGAAATAAAGCTTGATAATTCCTTGAGTTCATCAAGTCTTTAGTCATTAGTCCAAAATCGCTAGCTAAGTCTTGAGCATAAGAAACAACGATTATGGGATACTCCGGACTCTTACCTAAAACAAAAGCTGGAAACTTGATTGTAGATAACTCTGATTTTCCGTGTCGCGGTGGCACCTCTAAAATAATCCGCGCCCTCTCGCCTTTCTTAATCTGCTCGTAAGCCAATTGTAATTCATTAGCAATTACTTCGTGATGCCAATTTACTTGATAACGGTTATCAGTAACAACCGCAAAATCAATTAGCCTTTCTCTCCCCAGTTTTTGGGCTATCAGGTGTTTTTTTTCGCTCTCTGATAAGTTGTTCAAATTGATTGTCATTTAATTCAAAACCAAAATTATCCGTTAGCCCCCCGCTTAAAAGTTGTATCAGTTTGCTTGTGGTATCAAGCGCCGAATTGAGATGTTGGTATTGAGCAGACTTTCTTTTTAGTTTCATCTCCCTAAAAATTTCCTTTCTCTCCTCCTCTAATTGTTCAATAATAGGTTTTGCTTCCTCTGCAAAGCCATCGCTTTCTGTTAAATTTTTCGGATTTTTAGCAGTCTGTTTTGAATATCCAACATCTCTCATTGACTTTGATATGTTTCCACGGTTTTCAATGATTTTAACAACAACATTTTTTTGTTTCAAAGTTGACATAATTAAATAACCAATTCGCAGATTTTGTAAATCCGCCATTTCTGCTTTCGCATAAAAATAGAGTTCAATGGGATAATGGTTTTCCCCCATCTTAACCAGCGCGCCAAAATTAAATTGATAGGATACCTCCCTTAGAGAATATCTATTTGGGCTACTTTTTTTGTTCTGCGTTTAACGAACATTTAGTCCGTCTTTATTCTTAAATAACCAACTTTTTATCTTTAATCTCTTGGATCATTGTCCGATAAATAGCAATATCCCTATCCATCGTCTCCATCCCCAATTTAGCATTGCCAGCTTGAGCCATCATTTTAGATCCCTCTTCTTTACCAGTAGACTTATCCACCTGAGCGCAAGACATTCGGTATAAAAACTCAAAATTAAGTCGGTCAATTATTCTATGATTAAGTTCAAGATAGAGAAATAAAACCATTTCGTCAAGGCTCAACTCCTTGCCCTGTTCAGTAACTATCTGTTGAATTATTTCTTTTGATGTTTTTTTTGGTTGTTCCATAGATTAAAATTAAAATTTAATGATTTCACGCTAACTTATAATTCTTAGCCACTAGCTTTTGGAAACTAATTAAATCCATTCCCTCTCCCTGTTTAGTAATCCTTACCGCTTTCTCGCAGTAATTGTGGCAATCAAGGCAACGGCCATACTTATCTACCTTCTGAGCTTCCTCAAAGCATTTAACGCAAGTTTTTAATTGTTCGTTTTCCATAAATTAAAAATATACTTAATTAACGCTAGACCGATTAAGATTTCAAGGATTGGGGACATAGGTTTATTTTATATCAATGCCTAGTTTTTCCTTGGCATTGGTTATTACCCTACGCTTAAACTCATAACCATTGTTGATTTCACCAAGAGTCATTTCATCATCTTCAGGTAACACCGCCTCTATCGCCTCTTTTTGAATACTTTTTAATAACTCATCTGATATTTTATTTTTTTCTGTTATTATTTTTGTCATATTTTTTGTGGCACAAAGCACATAATCTTAACCAATCGTTTATGTCCCTTAAATAATTTCCGCTTTTATTAGCCCAGTGTATTTTATGATTAACTAATTTACTTTTTCCGCAATGTTCGCAAGTATCTGGCTTTCCTAAATGCTTATTAACCCAAGTATGTAATCCACCATATCCTACATCATCACCTCTCCAGCTATAATTTTTATCCTCTTTCTTTGCTTCGCTTATTCTTTGGCAAGTTATTTTTGATAACTTACTTCCTTTCTTAAAGGCAGATTTAGGAACTATGCCTTTTTTGGCTTCACTCATTTTATCTCTTGTTATTAGAGAATTGATATAACCTAACCTTTCTTTCATTTTTAATCTGCTTAAACTAATTTGCGGACATTTTTTACCTTTGTTCCAGGGGACTCTTCCATTATTTAATTTATGTCCTTTTTGAAATAGATATTTTGCCATATAATTAAAGCCCCCCTAAAGCGGTCAGCTGTCGGGGGGCATAAATTAAAAGCTGACCGCTATTTACTTAATTATATGTTATTTTTAAGGTCTGTCAACCACTCCACTCCTCGCTTGTTGTTTTTGGTTTGGTTTCATATGGCACTCGCATTCTATTTTATTACATTTTGAACAACAATTACTTATCATATTTTTTATCTATTTTATAAATTTATACCCTTAACTCGGTGGGCAATATAGGAATAATCGGACTAAATAAATGGAAATGCATTTACCACTACATATTGCTTGTTGTGGAGTTCGATTCCTACCACCGAGTTAAAAGTACAATTAGTCTAATATCCATATTCCAAAGAAATACGAATACCAAACCCAGCCGATTAACTTTTTTGTTCCATTTTTCATATAGTTATTATTATTTTTACTGGTAATACTATCAGGTATTTTGCATAACCATAAGCAAAATTGTTTTTTGCTTTTTCGGCTTCTTGTGGAGTCTCAAAAATTGTTATTTTTTCTTTAAATAAATCTTGTGGAAAACCTGTTTTGAAAAGAATATACCCTTTGATTATTTTTTCTTCCATAATTTTATTGCCCGCAGGCAGGATTCGCACCTGACACTCTGGGCGTGCACGCCTTGTCCTACTCTTAGACGACTGCGGGTTAATTCTCAAGGGAGGGGGGAAATAATGGGCAAGTGTTTGAGCTTGCAGATGCTGTTAAAACTCAGTCGCTAAACTGTTCAGCACTTGGATAATTAACAATAATTGTTCCTATTATTGAAACGGCTCACTGTCCGCCACCATCATTTCCCTATCCCCCTCCCTTGGGGATGACCCTAACCTCACTCGGTAATTCATTTCTTATTCTATCGTCAATTCTCCAATTCGCTACTTTGCGATAAGTCAAAGATTTTTCTTCTTGGATATTTGACATTCTTTCTATAATCTCGGTTTGACTAGGATTATGACGAATAAACTTCTTGAAATTAGGTACTTTATCCATATATTTAATTCTCCAGCCTTTCTGCCCTAACCTATGGACTGGAGGGGCTTGTGTAGTGATAGCAATCACACTTGCATCTAGGGCCAAGCATATTTGATTATTTAATTTCCCCCCCATTACCAATTATCCCATTCGCCATTATATAACTCATATAAGCCGATGATAGGCTAATAACAGAGATATAGACGGGTGATAACGAGCTTAGGGGGGGATTCCATTTTCCGTAGGCTTCTTTTGGGAAATATATCGGACACTTTGGACAATTCCGATTGTCTTTTGTGTTCGGTTCTTTCCCAAAAGAAGCCGTTTTGTCCTATTGCCTAAATAAAATTTTTACTAAACTCCTGCGCAAAATAATCCTCGGGGCTTTGCAATTCTATCCCGAAATCAGCCACAAAAACCCTTATCTTTTCAATATAATCCCCAAACTCTATCGTTCCTAATTCTGTCGTTGAACGGACAACAGGGAATTTACCAGAGTGGTCAACCAGAAATTTAGCCTTAAAGGTATTGTGCAATATCTCTGGGTCATTCCCCGTGTCCTCTGCTATAACATTCATACAGGCCCAGTAATAAGCGTTTTGGCTTTCTGTTCTTTTCTTTGATTTTCTCTTAATTGAAAACTGTACTTCTTTACCCTCCCATTTCTTGATATAGCTGTGAAACTCATCAATCTTGTTTATCCTTAAATTTCCATTTTCAATTTTACCGGAAAAGAAAATCATAAATCTATAATATCCCCTTTTCCTTATTCTCTAAAGAGGTAGTCTCAAGTTCGGCATTTATGCTTTCGGTTTTCACCTCATCGTCAACAAAAACCTTAAACTCTTTGAATTGTCTGCCAGTCTTTGGGTTTTTAACTTTTCCAATATACTCAATTTTTACCTGTGAATTTAATGGAACATTAGTCATTCTGAAATCAATCACCGTGGACCCCCACACGGCTACCACTTCACTATTTGCTTGTCTAATTTCGTATAAACAAGAATTGTTGGGGCCGACATTGATACGCTTGTTTATATAAACTCCTTCAAGGACATTGTTTTGGTCAAAGTCCCAAGCGTTTGAAACGCTACCTTCTACTTCTCGATATGCCATTTTTTTATCTTTCTTTGTCTCAATAGCTAACTATCAGTTGGCTGTTAATATAAAGAAAGTTATTTTAAGCAATTATTTTTATGATAGGCGCAATATGTGACCCTCCAATCAGTAACCAAGGGCAATAACAAGGGATTTTTTGCTTCCCACGCTTTGTTTAATAGACCAAATTCATCTCTAACCCTTTGCTCTATATTTTTGTCTGAAACCTTAAAAATAAACTCCTGCGTGTCCATATAATCCTTGGATAAATAAATCAACCTACCTTGCTTAATGCCCAGCCCATAAAGATAACTCCACAATTGCATTTGATGATTTTCTTTTGGCCCTTGTTTCTTAATAAAGGCAAAGCTATCTTTATTAGCCGACTTTAACTCTACTACCTCGCTGTCGCCATTAGTTAAAACAATATCAGCGTATCCTGTTGCTCCAAACTCCGGTATCTCAACCCTTTTTTCCGTTTCAATTTTAATGTCCTTACCCTCTAAACTCTTAGTCAGTATTTTTTGGATATAATCGTGTATCAAAGAGCCAATTTTCATCTGGGCCAAGTCCTTTGCTGTCATTTCATTGTCTCGTAATACTTTCAATCTTTGAAAATAGACACCCCTCAAACAAGAGCCAAGCGCAGAAATATGCCAGCTTGTTATCTCCCTTTCCTCTCTTTTACCGTCCTGTACTATCGCATTGTTAATCAAACTTGTTATTTTAATGTCCATTGTTTATCAGGGGGCAAACAATTATTTAATCATTTGCCCCCTGTTTAATTAGCTAGTCATTATGTTCTAACTCCTCAGCTGACGGAGGTTGTAAATTAGCTTGTTCTAGTCTATCTAGGCTTTCCTCATAGGCTTTTAACAAATTCTTTAAGGCCTCAATCTGCAAGCTTACACTGAAACAAGTGCTTTTAATTTCTTGCCAGTAATTATCTAGGTCTATTTTCAAGCCGATTAAGTTTTCAGCTTGATTTTCTTTGAAAGTATCATTTTGTTTTAAGCTCATTTTTTTTAATTGATAGAGGGACTGCTGGACTTCGTTGCCAAAAACCAGACAATCTCCCCTATCAATGCAACTAAGTTTTTTTGGCCTTTTAGATTTGATTGGCATAGTACCAATCCCATTTGTCTTGCTCGGCTTTTTCAGCGAACATTACATCGCTGACCAAATCCGCTAAAAACTCATCACCATCTTCGGGGTCGTAACCATTTATTTGCTCTGGCTCAAACCCGACTAATTCACGAAACAATTCTCTAGTCATAAATTATTTTTTACTTTACTATATCTTCAACCTTTACTAATTTGCTTAATAACTCAATCAATTTGTCTAAATCAATCTGTTTCATTTCAACTTGATAGAAACCTTCTATTTTATATTCAGAACAATTTGGGTGCATAGTTACATTACAATAGTGCGGTTGACTAACCTTAACTTCCTTAATCAAGTATTTTTCTAACAATTCCTTTATGTCCATAAATTAAATTACTATACAAAGAGCAAACCACACTCCTACTAACAACGCACAACCTAGAGCGATAAATCCTAGCACCTTGCCTGTCATTACTAACGCCTTTCTTATTTGTGCTGGGCGTTCTATGTGCTTGATGTAGGATTTATATAACGCTGAACGAGTAGTCATAGATTTATTTTTTACTCTTAACGACCTTTCACTATTTATAGTTTAGCAAACTGTCAATCCTTGTCAATACTTCCAACTGTGGATAACTTTTCTCTTACCCTTAAAGCAACCCAGGCGTGAGATTTACCGACAATCTTACCAATTTCTCTGGTAGTTAGACCCTGCTTATACATCAACACCGCTTTATCAGCCACCTCTTTTGTTTTTTTATCCTTGTAAATGTTTTTATTCATACAGCCGAATGATAGCATATCGTATAGCCTTGTCAAGTACTGTCCTATCCCACCCCTCGTAGCGCAGGACAATATCGGACAATTAGCATATCGGACAGCTTCTGTTCGGTTGTTAATTGTTCGGTTTGTCCAAGCGGAGAGGGGTGGGAGTTAAAGAGTTTTTTAATTCTTTTCTGAAATCTTCTTTTAGTTTTTCTCTTTTCTCAATATCCCAACAACCTAAAATATCTTTCAATTTATGTTTCAATTTTTTAATTTTGTCCATAAATAGATGTATAAGGAATTAACTGGCCATTAGAAAACTGAAAAATCATTCTTGTCATTTTTCCAGTTCGTCTGTTCTTAGCCAGATAAACTTTTGTATTGTTAGTCCAATCCGAACCATAAGGCTTGAAAGGTTCAACAAAATCGTCTTTCTCCCATTCATTTTTTTTCTTCCTAGGTTTATCAACAATAAACTTTTCCCTTTCCACTAAGAAAACAAAATCAGCCTCTTGACATACTAAGCTACTATCTCTCACGCTAGATAAGTCCATTTCTTCCCCTTGATATATTTTTTTAGTGTGGGCCACTAGAAATACTGTTACCCTTTGAGCCATTGCTATCTGTTTTAATCCCCTGACAATCGCCCCAATAACCAAGGAAGAATTATCTTTGTTGGATAGCGGGATTAAATAATGCAAATGGTCTATAAAAACTACCTTACAGTCTCGATCTTTTTTAGCTTCTAAAATTTCAGTCTCTAAAAATTTTAACGTTCCGTCTATCAAAGCCACAGGAGCAAATATACCGTGTTCAGGTTCATATCCCATTTCAATAAATTTATCCTGTAGGTAATCTGGAGACATCTCGTAAGAAAACCAAAGACTATTTATATCATTTTTAGCTAAACTCATTGTTAAAGTCTGACAAAAAGTAGTCTTACCTTGTCCGGTCTGACCCGATACCACTATCAATTCTCCCGCTCTTATCCCTCCAGCCATATCATTATCAAACTCTTCGATCCCAATGCTTATGGCCTTAGAAGTATCCTTGTACTTTTGGGCTACTAAATAAAGCCTATTGATTGTTTTACCTTCCGCTAAATCAATATCAAGTAAAGTAAATTCACTATTATTTGGAAAAGTAACCATATATTTATTTACCATTAAGCAAGCTGTTAATCGTGCTTGCCGTTAAAAATACCTCTAAAGACCAGCCGACCTTTTGATAAAATTGGTCATTTTTAGAAAAGTATTTGTCTACTAAACCTTTCATTTTTTCTAAGCCAAACGATTTAAGAAAGGGTTTAACTAACTTTTCGCATTTTCCCCAGTTAAAAATTGGCGCGTTATTTGAAATTTCCTCTAAGAAATTGACCTTAAAGTAATCAAACAATTCAGTTATTTCATTATGGGTTGAGTTTTCTTTGACTTTTAAGGACGGAATGGGTGGCGAGGTTTCCGAGTCACTATTATTATCTTTATTATTATCTATTATTATTGTATCACCTTTCGTTATAGGTACTATAACCTTTCGTGATACCTCACTATAACCTTTCGTTATAGAGTGTAAAGTTTCTTTATACTCTGCTTTAGCCCTTATCAATACTACGCTTTCAAACCATTTTGAGGTTGTTTTTAGATGTTTTGTGTCTGGTTCTTTTTCAATTATCTGTTTTTCAATAAGTTTTTTCATTACATCAAAAATAGTTTTTGATGTTGTCCCAAGCATTTTAGATATTGTTTCTTTAGAAGCATAACACCAACCCCCCATTTGATTTTTTGGATTATTGGAAAGATGATAAACACAATCGGCAACACAATACTCCATTAAGGTTAGTTTTAACTTTTTTCTTATTTGATGAAGTATTAAAGTATAGGTTATTTGTTCCGTCATAGTTTTAACAACCAAAAAGGCACTGACTATGGTCCGGCTCGTGAAAACCGTGTGGATTACTCCACATAATCAGTGCCTTTTTGGCAATTAATAAAATTGATTTTTCACGATTAACCATATACCAAAATTATAAATCTTTCCCATACCAAGTCAACTGTGGATAACTCAACCGCAATTTTTCTGTTGACTTCGGAAGTCCGTATCGTTTATTATACCGCAGGAGGAAAATATGGAGCAGTGGATAACAGTTAAAGAGGCCTCAAGACTTCGGAAGTGTACCGAAAGAAATATCCTCGACCAAATAAGCAAGGGAGCAATCCAAGCTAAGAAAGACGGCAGAAAATGGCAGGTGTTTATGGATACTACCGAAGCGACTTCCGAAGCATCTCCGCAGTTTGCCGAAGTTATTTCGGTATTAAAAAATCAGCTTCAAGAGAAAGACAGTCAATTAAAAGAAAAAGACAAACAGATCGCGCTTTTGCAAGAGCAGACTGGACAACTTAATCAATTGCTCGCAATGGAAAAGAAACAAAACCTGCAACTAACGGAAAATAAAAAGCCTTGGTGGAAAAAAATAAAGCGCTAGCTTATGGCTAACGCTTAAAAAATTTGGCAGAGCAACCCGACTAACTCGCCCTATTCTTCAAAGATATTGATAAACTTTCGACGCACCTCACGCTTTCTTCTATAAAATTTCTTGAAACCAAGTTTCAATTTTTGTTGAGCCTCTGGGGTATAAAATCCTTTGTTTGTTTCAAGGCAAACTAAGACTAACTCCATCTCATCTGTCGTTAAAGAAGCGTAGAATTGTTCTGCTGATACCTTATCCACAGTTAATATCTCCGGGGATTGGCTTTCATCCGAAAACTCTTTTTCAAACTCTTTGTCAAAATCCAAAGCGTGGACAACCTCAACCTTTCGATTTCTGCCATTATCAACTGACACCCCTCTCTTTTTGGCGTCTTTGGCAGCCGTTACGGCGGCTTTCAAGATATAATAATCAGGAAAATCGGGGTTTTTTAACAAGATATGTCTAATTCCCAATACTGCGTCTTGATAGGCGTCATCATTTTTGAGAATCTTGCGTAAGCTAGTTGAAAGTAAATTGATTTTTTCCTCCCATAGTCGGTTAATGTCTATCGCCATAATTGACCTCCTTTGTTGATTTGTTAATAATCCTAAATCTACCCTACAACATCAAAAAAGAATGGTCAATTATGGCAATTGTGTTTATTCTTAAATAAAAAAAAGGCAATATCTCAATCGGGTTTTCTTAAACTGGATTGAGATATTGCCTTGCCAGCGAGACGCTGGCAACTACTTGGTGCG